GGGTGGTGCGTTTGACATCTCCAACATGATTGCCAACGTATATGGTGGTGGTGTTCAAAAGCCTATTTTTGGCAGTGAGAATTTAAAAGAACAATCACGCAAAGCCGGCTTGGCATTTAAACCTTCTGATGATCCAACACTTGCTGCTTTTTTTGGCGCAGGTGATCTAGGCAGTAATCTTGTCAATCCTGCAGGCGTTACACGTTCTGGTGTAAAAGCTGCACAAAAAACAGGCGAAGCCGTTAAAGGCACGGCATCCGATTTGTTGGCTAAGTATCAAGCAACACAAGCCCCTAAGCCCAACACAGTCACTGATTTAATGACAGGTCAGCAAGTTGAATTAGGCGGTGAGGACTGGATTCGACAACAGTTTGCAAACATACAGGCGCAGCGCGCGGCTAATTCTACTAACGTATTAGGTCAAATGCCGCGCATGCAGACGCCGCAGACTGAACCGCCTATTCCTGTTGGTTGGGGCGAAATTGATGTAACACCGGGAGAAGTACTAGATGCGCAGCAAGCTTTGCGTGCGCAACGGGCAGAGCGTGAAGCCCAAAATGCAGCACAAAATGCACAACAGCAACCACAACAGTTAGCCCTGCCGTTAGAAGCCCCTGTTGAACCACCGGTTGCAGTTGCTGCCCCTGCACGAAAGGTCACATCTGTTGCTCCTCCTGTAACAGTGGAGTCAGCCGTTACACCGTCTAATCCGTTTGTTGGCAGGTTAGATAATTTTGTAGCTACGTTAAAAGGCCCGGTGACCAAGGAGCAGCTATTAGGTCAAATACGTGGCAAGTTCCGTGATTACGATTTAGGGCGTGTGGAGCAGGCGCTGGAAGATTTGAAGCCAACCGATAAGATTAAACCTGCCGATCTAAAGCAGCGGTTGGATAACATGTTTTCTCCTAAAAATTTACGGCTAGGTATTGTTGAGCCTAACCCACAGGCAGCAGGGGTACATCATCTTGGCATGGACAATCCATTTATAGATGACAAAACCAAACAGATGGGTATTATCAATTTATTGATGGAGACACCAAAAGAGAAGTTGTTGGCGCACCGTGAAACAGCCGACGTGGATCGTGCATTTGCACAATTCACTGGATTTAACCATCTGCCAGAACAAATAGATCTTTTAAAAGAGTTTTTTGTTAAATCGGCAACCCCTGAAAAAGCAGCAATGTTGACTGCTGATTTAGATGCGCTTGTGCCATACGTGCAAACATTTAAAGAAAAACAGGCAATACTAGGTGACTTGGAAAATGCTTTGTATTACCCTATCTTGTCAAAAAAATGGGGCCCTGCTCAAAATGAATTTGCACAACGAACTCCAGACTTGTGGGGGAATTTTCAACAATACAAACCCATGATAGATGAGATGGTTATACAAGAGGGGCTAAAGTCTATGCAAGTGGACTTTGGTATAACCCCTCCTCCGTTTTCTTTGTACAAGCAAGATAAAGACGCATTTAATGCGGCAGTTAAAACTGCGTTAACGCCAGTAAATAATGAAATGGCAATAGCTAAAAATAATACCCAGCAGGCAATGGCCCCAATTGGAAAAGAAATTGAATCTTTAATTCAGAGTAAGCGCTTGTACAAAGGTCAGCACCCCAATTTAAACGAGCCGTACAAACAAAACAACCCCGTAGCTTTTAGCCGTTTTACAGACCATGAGGCAGTGATTGGTGATCAGGGCACTAAGAGCGGTATGTATGTGCATGAATTGCAATCTGATCGATTTGATGATTTGATTAAAAAAGGGCCTAAAGGCGGAAGCCCTGAGAAGGATAAAAAGGAACTGATTGCATTGAACATACAGGTCAAGGACAAGATAGGCATGCCTGCGCATGACGGAACGCCCGAAGGTCTGGCAAGATACGGAGCAGAGATTGGTCCGGCAACTGATCGCGCAAACATTTTTAACAAAGCGGCAGACGCAATATCCATTAAATCTTACGACAAAGATGGGGCAAACGAAAAAATAAATGCGTTAATAGCCACGTATCCTGATCAAGTTGATTTGATTAAAGACGCACTAAAAATTGCGCAACGTCAAAGAGTTCTAACGGGTTCTTCGCGAACAGGCAGCCAAGCGCATCAGTTAGAAGAAAGTTTTGCGGGTATGGAAACATCGCCACAGGTTGTCCAACAGCTTTTGGCTAAAAATGCTATTGTTGCCGCAATGCAACGAGGCAAAGAGTTTATTTCATTCCCCGGCAAAGAGTCGTCACAGGCGCAGTTGTATGAAAAATTACCGGGAAATCTTAAACAAGTTGTTAAAGACTTAGGTCCCGGATTTGAAATTAGGCCTATTGAATTGCCTGTGGGTGATGTTGATGCCATAAACACATTGGGTGTAACATGGTCGCCCGAAGCCGCAGCGCGTATACTGAAAACCGGTGTTCCATTCAACAAGGGTGGAATGGTTGAACGCAAAACCGACGATAACCGCAGATATCTGTAAGGACACAACATGCCAATTGAAAAGAACATGACAATCGACGACTTGCCTGAGGGCGATGTTGCTATTGAGATGGAAGATGAGTTGCCCTCGGATATTGACATTGAGTTTGACGCAGAAACCGGTGCGGTGGTCGTGAATATTGGCGCAGAAGACGATGATGTTGCTTACGACAGCAACTTGGCCGAGATCATTGAGCCTGATGTCTTGCAGCTTATCTCGTCTGACTTGATGTCGTTGTTTGATGCTGACAAATCTTCACGCAAAGAGTGGGAAGAGCAGTACAGCAAGGGCATGAAGATGCTTGGCTTTACGTTTGAAGAGCGTACCAAGCCATTCAAGGGCGCGTGCGGCGTGCAGCACCCACTTCTGACAGAGAGTATTGTCCAGTTCCAAGCCCAAGCGCTCAAGGAATTGATGCCCGCGGGCGGACCCGTGCGCACGCAGGTGCTGGGAAAAGAGACACGTGAGAAGTTAATGCAAGCGGACCGCGTGCGTGACTTCATGAATTACCAAATCACCACGGTGATGGAAGAGTACACCCCTGACTTTGATCAGTTGCTGTTCTATGTTGGCTTTGGTGGCTCGGCATTTAAGAAGGTTTATTACGACGAGGCCAAGGGCCGCATGGTAAGCGCGTTGGTGCTGCCTGATAACCTTTATATCCCTTACACCGGTTCATCGGTGATGAGCGAATGCCAGCGGATCACGCACCGCGTCCCGATGTCCACCAACGATTACCGCAAAGCAGTAATCCGTGGTCAGTACTTGGATACAGCGCAGATGACGACTGCGGCAGAGACTGGCCAGAGCATCATTAAGAAGGAAACAGACCGCACAACGGGTGTTGATCCTACTGGTGTGGAAGAAGAGATCTGTTTGCTGGAGTTCTTGGTTGACTTAGATATCCGCGGCTTTGAGCACAAGGACGAAGACGGCGAAGAGACGGGCATCAAGCTGCCTTACATCGTAACCATTGACGAGATCTCCCAATCTGTTGTGGGTGTGCGCCGTAACTGGAAAGAGGGCGATCCTCTGTTTGCCCGCAAGCAGTACTACGTGCATTACTTGCTGGTCCAAGGCCCCGGTGCTTATGGCTTGGGCTTCTTGCACTTGGTTGGTGGCCTTACGAAGACAGCAACATCTGCACTGCAGCAATTGGTGGACGCTGGAACGCTGGCTAACCTGCCTGCAGGCTTTAAAGCCAAGGGCGCGCGCATTGCGAACGACGATACACCTTTGTCACCGGGCGAGTTCCGTGATATGGACGCTGGTGGTGCAGAGTTGTCTGCATCATTGTTGCCATTGCCGTACAAAGAACCCAGCCAAACGCTGTTTGCGTTGCTTGGTTTTTGCGTAGATGCTGGTCGCCGTTTGGCAAGCATCACCGACATGCAAGTTGGTGACAGCAACCAGAATGCTGCTGTGGGAACGACGATTGCATTGCTTGAAAAAGGCAGTGCGGTCATGTCTGCAATTCACAAGCGTTTGCATTACAGCCAGCGCATGGAATTTCAATTGCTGGCCAAGGGTTTTGCAGACTACTTGCCTACTGAGTACCCATACGATGTGCCCGGCGAGAGCCGCAGGATCAAGGCACGTGACTTTGATGACCGCATCGATGTGTTGCCTGTCTCTGACCCCAACATCTTCTCTGTTGCCCAGCGTATCACGATGGCGCAGACACAATTGCAACTGGCTCAGAGCGCACCGCAGATGCACAACATGTATGAGGCCTATCGCCGCATGTATGAAGCCATTGGTGTGCGTGATATCGATACCATCTTGAACACACAGCAGGTGGATAAGCCAAAGGATCCTGCAAGCGAGAATGCACAGGCATTGGACGGCTCACCACTGAAGGCTTTTGCCGGCCAGCAGCACGATGCACACATCCTGACCCATATCTTGTTTGGTATGAGCCCAATGATGCAGGGTATGCCTAACGTGGCGGTTACTTTGCAAAAGCACATCTTTGATCACATCCGTTTGAAGGCGGAAGAAGAGGTGGAAGCGGAGTTGTTCCAGCAGTACGGCACGGATCCTGACCAACTTATCTCATCTTTGCAGCGTGAGGCGATGATTGCAATCAAAGTTGCACAAGGTTTCCAAGAAGTCAAGGCTTTGCAGAACCAATTGATGGGCCCACAGACCGATCCGCTGGTGGAATTGAAGAAACAAGAGCTTGGACAGAGCGCTCAGCGCGATCAAGCTAAGCTGCAGATGGACCAACAACGCCTTGGCCTTGATCAACAGAAGGAACAGGCGGACGTTCAGTTTGATACTGCACGTTTAGCACTGCAACAACAGGCTGCTGCACAGAAGAATTCTCAAGATGCCATACGAAATGCCCAACAAGGAGCAAAAAATGCAAACCAAAGCAACAAAAAAGGCTAAAAAAGAGCCTAAAGAGATGTCTGGGTCACCAAAAAGTGTAAAAACACCACAAAATGACCCACGCGTAACGTATGTTTACCGAAAAGATGCATTCAAAAAGGTAAAATTAGCGTAAAAGTGTGCATAATAGCCACGTAACCTTCGGACAGGGGTCTATCTGTCTGCTTCATTGGAGTTATCCATGCTTGAATTTGCAGAGAAAGTCATATTTGCCATTCGCAGGCTTGAAAACGAGACTAAAGACTTCGTTAGCAGCGGCAATGTCAAATCGATGGAGCAGTACAAACATTTGATGGGCAGGTTAGAGGGTTATGCGTTTGTTCAGGAGTCCATACAGGACCTTTTGAACAAGAACTCTGATCACTAAAGGACCCAACAGATGGAAATGACTGCATTAGAGAAACGATGGGCTGAGGAAGCGGTTGAAAAAGCCGCCGCTGAAGCTTCTGCTGCGGAGGCTGCCAAGATTGAAGCGGCAGAAGAAGAGCAACGCATCGAAAACATCAAGGACCACCTTCCACAGCCTACAGGTTGGCGGATTGTTGTCTTGCCTTACAGAGGCGCTAAGAAAACCAAGGGTGGCATTGAATTAGCCGAAGAAACCTTGGAACGACAGCAACTCACTACCACTTGCGCATACGTTTTGGCCGTTGGCCCACTCGCTTACAAAGACACCGACAAGTTTCCGGACGGTCCTTGGTGTAAAGAAGGCGACTGGATCATTTTTGGTCGGTACGCTGGCGCACGTATGGGCATTGATGGCGGAGAGATCCGTATTCTCAATGATGACGAGATTCTGGCCCGTATCAGCGATCCAGATGACATTCTGCACATGTAAGGAAGCATATGACACAAGTACTGAACGATTCGCAACTTGAGTTTGACCTTGGAGAGGGTGAAAAGGCCACAGATGTGAGCTTTGACCGTCCTGAAGGCGACGAGAGTCCTGCGGCACCTGAACCAGAAGCTAATATTTTCCAAAAGCCTGAACAAGATTCAGCGCCTAAGAATGAATTGGACGAGGTGAGTGAAGGTGTGCAAAAGCGCATCTCTAAGCTCACCGCGCGCATGCGCGAGGCCGAGCGCCGTGAGCAAGCAGCCCTTGAGTATGCTAAAGGATTGCAGAGCCAGACGCAGAACCTCCAGCAAAAGCTTGTACAGACGGACTACAGCCGTTTGAACGAAGCTAAGACCCGTCTGGAGACCCAGCAAGTCCAGTTGCGTCAGATCATTGCCAAGGCACGTGAAGAAAACGATGTCAACACTGAGTTAGAAGCGCAAGAGCGTTTGTCTGCGTTAAGTGGTGAGCAACGTCAAGTAGCTTCTTGGTTGCAGACACAGCAAGAGGCTGTTCAGCAGCAGAGCTACCAGCAAGCACAACCAGCGCCTGCTCCACAACCCCAGCGCCCAACACCTAGCCCTCGTGCAGAGGAATGGGCAGAGCAGAATTCTTGGTTTGGCCAAGATCGCGTGATGACTTATGCTGCTTGGGGCATACATCAAACACTCGTTGAACAAGAAGGTGTTGACCCAAATTCAGATGAGTACTATACTGAACTTGACAAACGAGTTAGGAATACTTTTCCAGACAAGTTTAGCCAATCCAGACAACAGCGTTCCGCGCCTGCTGTTGCCCCTGCCGCCCGTAGTTCGGGAATAAATAGTGCGCGCCGTACTGTCCGGCTTTCGCCGAGTCAGGTTGCTATAGCAAAAAAACTGGGCGTTCCTCTTGAAGAGTATGCCAAGTATGTTAAGGAGTGAAACAATGACTAAAGTTACTATCGACAAAGCCCCTCGCGCAACACGCGATACGGAAAAACGTCGCCGTCCTTGGACCCCTCCCTCACGTCTTGACGCGCCTCCTGCCCCTGAAGGGTTTAAGCATCGTTGGATTCGTGCTGAAGTAAACGGTCAACTGGACAAGGCTAACGTCTACAGTCGTCTTCGTGAAGGCTATGAACTAGTCCGTCTCGAAGAGTTGCCCGAAGAATACCAAGGCATGATGCCTACCGTTGATGACGGTAAGCATGCTGGAGTTGTTTCTGTAGGTGGACTTTTGCTTGCAAGAGTTCCCGATGAGACGATTGCAGAACGCAACGAGTACTACCGTCGTAAGGCTCAGGAACAGTTACACGCTGTTGACAACGAGATGATGCGAGAAAACGCTCACTCTACAATGCGGATCCAGAGCCCCGAGAGGAGCTCGCGCACTTCATTCCGTCAGCCGCAAGGTTGATTCTTTAATTTTTGTAGGAGCTACAAATGGCAAATATCAATAAGCCTTTTGGTTTGCGTCCCGTTGGTAACCTGTCCGCTACTGGTGCTCAAAAGCAGTACGGCTATCAGATTGCTGACAACCAAGCCGGAGCAATTTACCAAGGTGACTTGGTTATCGTTTATGATGGTTTCATCATTAAGTATGACGCAGCTAACGCAGCACACCCTGCTCCCACAGGCGTGTTCAACGGTTGCCAGTACTATGACCCAACCCGTGCGGGCAAGCCCACATGGAAAAACTTCTACCCCGGAAGTGTTAACATTACTCAAGGCATTATTGCTTGTGAAGTGTTGGACGATCCTTCACAGTTGTTCTTGGTGCAGGCCGACGGCGCAATTGCCCAAGCCAACATTGGCAAGAACGCTGATCCTACTGCTGCCACAACTGGTAGCACAACGACTGGTGTTTCCGCAGGCTCATTGAGCTCTGCATCAATTGCTAAAGACGCAGCCTTGACTTTCAAGATTGTGGGTGTTAGCGAGCAGCCCGACAACGAATTAGGTAACTATACCGTTGTTGTTGTTAAACTCAATCAACATCAGTACGGTAGCGTCGGTGTTGCCTCTGCAGGAGCATAATCATGGCAATTACCCGTTCCCAACTCGTAAAAGAACTTGAGCCCGGCCTGAACGCCTTGTTCGGTTTAGAGTACAAGCGCTACGAAAACGAGCACGAAGAAATCTTCTCAATCGAGACTTCTGACCGTGCATTTGAAGAAGAGGTCATGTTGACTGGCTTCGGTCAAGCCCCGGTGAAAACCGAGGGTGCCGGTGTTCAGTACGACACAGCACTGGAATCCTTCACAGCCCGCTACACACACGAAACCATCGCTATGGCTTTCGCGTTGACAGAGGAAGCTGTGGAAGATAACTTGTATGACCGCTTGTCAGGTCGTTACACCAAAGCTATGGCTCGTTCAATGAGCTTCACAAAGCAAGTAAAAGCTGCTTCTGTGTTGAACAACGGTTTCACTGGCGGCAACTATGCCGGCGGCGACGGCGTTGCATTGTTCGCAACCGACCACCCAACTGCCTTGGCTCAGAACTACGCTAACACTCCCGCAGTGCCAGCAGATCTGAACGAGACATCGTTGGAGCAGGCTTTGATCGACATCGCCGCGTTCATCGACGAGCGTGGTTTGAAGGTCGCTTTGACTGGTCGCAAGATGATTGTTCCTAAGGAACTGCAGTTCACTGCAGAGCGCCTGATGAAGAGCACTTTGCGTACTGGCACTGCTGATAACGATATCAACGCTATTAAGTCCATGGGCATGCTCCCAGAAGGCTATGCCGTCAATCACTACCTGACTGACGTCAACGCTTGGTTCATCATCACTGATGCACCTAACGGCTTGAAAATGTTCCAGCGTTCACCTATCAAAACAGCCTTTGAAGGCGACTTTGACACAGGTAACGTTCGTTACAAAGCTCGTGAGCGTTACAGCTTCGGCTGGTCTGACCCACGTGGCGCTTACGGTTCGCCCGGCGCATAATATTTCTTTGGAAATATTTGAAAGGGGGCCTTGTGCCCCCTTTTCTTTTGTTGTATATTGATAGCACTCCGGGGTTATCCGGTGCATCAAACAGTCCCGGCTGACGACATACAGATTGATGCACTTAACTTGTATGTAAGGAAACATCATGGGATTCGCATCACACCTTGGCCCTTGGCTGCTCGGCACTGTTAAAAACACTACTGGCACTACTGCTGGCACGATTCGCAACATGGGCGCAACTGTTGTTACACAGACTGGCCAGACCACTGTTAGCGACACCACTGCTACTACAGAATTTGTTTTACCTGCTGGCGCACAAATTTTAGAGTTCCTAGTAGACATTACCACCGCTTACGCTGGTACTACTGGTAACACAATCACTATTCAAACTGCTGCTGGCACTTCTTTAGCCACCGTTGGCGGTGCAACTACTACACCTTTGGCTGTGGGCCGTGCAACTGTAACTGTTACAGGCGCACAGATCGGCACATATCTGAACGTTGGCTCAACTGATTTGGTCATCCAATCAATCTACGCTTGCGCTGGTACGGCTAGTGGCGGTGCTGCTACGATTACATGCGTGTACGTCGTGCGTGAATCTAACGGCTCAGCTAACCCCAGCCAAGTCTGATAGGAGCGTAAAATGCGCCCAGTCAGACTAACCGTTAGGGGAGTCGGTAACTCCAACGTCTATCCAGTAGATACCTATGTATCCCCTGCAAATTGGGGGCTTGCATTGGTAATTACTGGAACGGTGAACGCCTATGTTCAATACACGTTTGACGATGTATTTGCTGCGGGGTTTACTCCCTCTTCAGCAACATGGTTCTATCACCCGTCCACACCTTCTGGAACACCAGCAACAGCGAACTTTAACGGAAACATTGCGTATCCTTGCACAGGTGTTCGTTTAGTTTTAGACACTGGCACTACAGGTTCTGCAACATTGACCATTATCCAAGCCGGTGGCGGAGGACTATCATGACCAC